ACTTAAAAACTATAAGCTACAGGGTGTATATCCCATAGTTGGCAGTTTGACAAATTTATACAACCTGTGTAATGTATGGGTATAAGATAACTAACGACCAAGCATGGAGGTAGTACAGAGTCCAAATCAATTGGCGAATGCAGAGGCCCCAGTGCGGGCACAACTAATCAAAGAACTTCCTAAAGTAGAGAGAGAAAAGGTAGTAAAAAACCTTGTTGAAACGGCTATGGTAATGGGTTTAATGGACGGGTTTGAGATACGTACATGGTTAGGCTTGCCCAGGTACAACATTAGGGTAATAACACGTTTTAGAGACGAGATAAAAGAAAGGTGGTTAGAGGAGAGTGGAAACATTGTGGAGTACGCTAAGACCGAGAGGGCTGTTCAGATAAAACGAGCGTGGGACAACATACGTAAGTGCGAGGATTTGTTTAAAGAATCTAAGAGTGTAGGAGATAAGGTAAAGGTCAAGCAATTGGAATTGCAATACATGCAGTACATAGCCAGGCTTAGTTTCATTGACCAGATGGTAGAGAGTGGAGAGGCTAATAACACACAGATAAACTTAGTGGCATGGAGTAAACAAGAAGGTGATTAACTTTTACGATTTCACATTAGGGGGAGTACGCTACACAGAACCACACGAGGGTCAAAAGAAAGTGCTCACTAGCAGGGCCAGATATAAGGTGGTGTGTTGTGGGCGTAGGTTTGGAAAAAGTGTGTTGGCTATTAATACTCTGTTAGAACATGCCTTACTTAATAGTGGACATACCTATTGGTACATTGGCCCAACCTTTAGACAGGCTAAAACGATTGCGTGGAGGTATTTAATGAGCCGAATTAAAATGTTGCCAAAGAGTGAGCAGAAAAGAATTAGGATTAATGAAACGAGCCTATCTGTAGAATTAAGTAACGGAAGTGTACTGGAATTAAAGGGCGTTGAAAGACCAGATAACCTACTGGGCACAGGACTGGACGGGGTGGTGTTAGACGAATACGCAGTAGACACGTATGGAAGCTACCCTATATGGAAGGAGATTATTAGACCAGCCTTATCAGACAAACAGGGGTGGGCTATATTCATTAGTACACCACGTGGTTACAATCACTTTTACGAGCTTTACGAGTACGCTAGTAGTGGTAAAGACCCTGTGTGGGAGTGTTGGAGAATGCCAAGTAGTATTAACCCTGTTATGACCAAGTCTGAACTGGAGTCTGCACGAAGAGAGTTAGGTGAAGACATATTTGCACAGGAGTACCTAGCAGAGTTTAGAAAGAGAAGTGGACTTGTGTACCCAGAGTTTAGTAGAGACGTACACATTATAAAGGAAATGGACATTCAGAATATATCCCCACGCTGGACATTGGAGGTGGGAGTAGATTTTGGTGGTTCACACCCTACGGCGGCGGTGTTTGTGTTGTTCAGCCAGCATGACGACACCGCTTATGTTGTAGACGAGTATTACGAAGCCAATATATCTTCCGACAGACACTTACAGGCCATGAAGACAATAGAAAACAAGTGGTTGAGTATATTAAAAGCACACTCTCCAAGGGTCAGGTGGGGAGACAGTCAGGCCAAACAGTTGATAATGGACTATGCCAGGGCAGGTTATCATATTACGCCAACGATTAAAGGTAGGGAAAGTGTACAGGCTGGTATAGACGAGGTTAAAAGAAGGCTTAATTTGGATTTGGTCACAAAAAAACCGAAACTATATATTACTGCCAATTGTACAAGCACCATAAGAGAGTTTGAAAACTACGTGTGGATAACAGGCAGTGACGGAAGTATGGAAGAAGACGAAATGATGAGACTAGCAGTTAAGAGAAGGGACGCACCAAGGAAGATTTTTGACGACGCCATGGACTCATTGCGTTACGTAATTAGTCACCATGTGCCAGTAGGTAGCCAAGGTGTAATAAGGAGTCCTAAAAGAGACAGAGACCCATTAACGGGAATATAGTATTTAAATTTTTATTTTATTTATATGAAAGTAATCATAAAAAACGCTAGGCTTACGGAGGAGAACAGGGTTCTCAGTCTTGGAAAGCTAGACGACGCTGCGCTTAATAAGTTGGCGGCAAAGTACCAGATAGGTACACAGAGGGTAGCAAAGAGAATGACCGATGTTACCAAAAGGGGTAGAGTCGAAGAAGAGGAGCGAATGGTTTATGAAAAGAAACCAAGGGCTATATTAGAAGAGGAGATAAGGAGACACCTAACCATCACAGTAGACATTCCAAAAGAGTACTGGACTACCGAACAGGCTTTTAGTTGGGAAAGCAACGGTGTTCAGGACATGAACGATATTAATGATATTAATAGGGTAAAGAGGGCTGCTGGAATATTAACAGACCTACCTCCATTCGAAGAGGGGCTGGACAACTTCAATACAAGCAAACTACTCTGTGAATTGACCGAAGAACAGTGGGATTATATTAGTGATTACTACAACTTTAAGATAGAGTTAGTAGTAGACAAAGAAACCAAACAAAAGTCTCAAAAAAGAATCTACGTAGCAAGGCTAGTTGTACACGAATGGGTTCCAGAGAATGACGAAGATGTAGAGAGATTGTCAAAAATGACGGACACCCAAGCAGTTAAACTGTCTAAAGAAAAATATGTCAAAAAAGATACAACTAAAAAAAGCAAGTAAGGAAATTATAGAACTTGCTAAAAACGAAATACCTAACGAACCAACGCTAAGGGTTTTAGGGGAGGTTTTTGAAGAAGTCCAGTATGGAACTATAGAAATCAATGTAGTTGCAGGAGAAATCGAGAACGTGAAGGTAACAAAAAATTATAAAACGATAGAGTTGGTTGACTAAATCAAAAATTTTATATAGGCTAGAGATATAAGTTTAAAAAATAATAGCCTTGAGAGAGAATACTAGAAAATTATTAGAGTCTTTAGAGGGTTCAGGGGTAAAGTACGAGCCCAACTATAAGATATGGCAGAAAAAGAGCGAGTGGAAGTTGGTAGACAGGATAAGAAACAGGATAAGAGAAATGTACGATGCCAGACAGGGAAGTTGTTATCTAACCAATTTTGATAACTCTAAGTCTTGGGACAATCACTGGGACTTATTAGAAAAGAACTATTTAATGTACTCCCAAATGGATAGTAGTGAGGACTACCAGAGCAACCTAAAGTCTGGTATGGCGTACAGAACAATAACCCAGATTGACGCAAGGGAGAGAAAACAGCAGATAGACTTCTTGGTAGAAGCAAGAAATGAGGGTGACGAGAGTAAGGGTACTGCAATAACACACAGGTATATATTTAAAGACTACCTAAGGAGAAACCCTGATATTAGATATAGGTTTTTTGATACTAGTAAGCAGGCGAAAATATTTGGAACTGCAATTGCCTATATACCATACACGGTAAAAATAAAAGAGAAGCTAATGCCTAAGACCCCTGATATTGACGAAGAGGCTATTAAAAGTGGCATACTTCCAAAAATGGAGTATGAAAAGAAGCCGAAGGTTGAGTTTGAAGACGTAGATTTTATTCCATGGAGTTTAAAGGATTTCTATATAGACCCAAACGCACAGCAGTTGCATGGAACAAACTATGCAGCTATTGACTGTGCAGGAATTCTTTATGTAACACCATCTCAGGTAAGGGAAATGTTTAGCGGAGACCCTGAGGTCAGAAACCTAGACAAGATTAAGACAACAAGTACGGAAAGTTATTCTTCTCCATTTTATAGACCTCCTAGGGACGACGAAAGAGGTTATTGTGAATTAATCTTCTACTACAACAAAGAGACTGACTCTGAAATAATTATCTGTGATGATATACTTTTAAAGGACAACCCAATACCATATGAGGATAAGAAGCTACCTTTTGTTGCATTCCACTTAATAAAACACCCAGGACATTTTTATGGAATGGGTATTGTAGACGCACTACTACAGCTATCTTCTGAGGATAGTGCTATGAAGAACGCAAGAATAAGAAACATAAGACTAAAGATAGAGGCACCAATACTTATGGGTTCAGCTATTTTTGGAGATGTAGACAACCAGCTAGACAGAATAGAACCAGGACAGATAATCAAGGTTACAGACGTAAACCAGGCTAGGGTACTAGACACTCCAAACATACCGTTTGATAGCTGGAGGACTAGTGAAGAGCTTAAAGACGAGGCGGTTATGAATACAGGTATTAACCCTCAGGGATTAAGCCTGCCGATGAGTTCCACACCAGCAACTAATACGATTGCTATGAAAGAAACCATGAGTGATATTGTAAACCTTTATGGTGATAATCTGATGCAGGGTATGTCAGACTGGGGAAATTTACTTGAAAGTAGATTCTGTCAGTTCTATAAACAACCAACCAAGAAATCCATACTAGAGCTTGGAAAGAAAGAAATGAGGGAATTAAGGCTAGAAGACATAATGCTTTATGAGAAGGACGGAAAGATAAAGACTAGAGAAATTAAGGGTTCAGTCATTATCCCGCTTAAAGAAGAGAATTTCACATGGAACACCATGCCAAGAATATATGTATCTCCCGATTTTATTGCACCTATAAGTGAGGCGTTCCAAATGAGAAAAGCCCAAGAAATACTTCCACAGCTAGCACCATTTGCAGGAGACCCGGGAACAGAGATTAAACCAGGACAAAAAGCAGTAATAAATATTCGTAAGCTATTGAGGTGGTTTTTGGACCAGGTAAAAGTAAGGGACGGAGATTTCTTAATAGACGAGGACGAGGACAGAATGGACGAGATAGACCAGGCTATAAAACAGCAAGAGTTAATGATGGACGGCAAGGAGGTAGAGGGAATACCAGGAGAGCCGAGGGCACACCAGTATACTCATGCCATGGAGTTGTATAGACTTAATACAACAACGCAAAATGAAGACTTTGTTGAAATGATGCAGAACCCAGACCCACAGGTACAAGCCTTTGTAGCGGCGATAGTAGACTACAAGAAGAAACTTGTGGAGCATATGAAAGTAGACAGCGTGATAGAAGAGCAGGCAGCAGAGGGGGCGTTAGCCCAAACAGAGGCCTTTGAGCAGGCCATGACACAGGCACAAATGCAGGGGCAACAAAGTATGATGCCAGGTATGGGACGGGGTATGCCACAGGGAATGCCAGGGGCACAGCCAGAAATGCCAAGAAACAACGCACTTAATGTACCACTAGTAAGTGGGGCAATGGGTCTACCCAATCAGGGCGGGATACCAGTACCAAACCAAATGGGGCAAAGCGAGGCCGCAGGACAAGGCTACTTTTAACTTAATATAAATAAAAATGGAAAGAAAGAAGTTAGACGAGGAGTCATTAGAACGATTAAGGTTAGTTCTTAAACAGGAGGAGTGGGAAGTTCTTATGTATGACGCAGTAGAAGCATGGAAAAATAGGTGCTCAAACAAAATAGTAAGTGGACCAGACGTTAATTCTGAAACACTAGCTATTTATGCAGGCGAGTTAAAGTACGGGACTTCTTCAATACTGTGGTTTTTTGAGAGGTTTGTTCCAGATATGGTACAGGCGAAAATTGACAAAGAGAATAAATAACAATATATTAGAGTAGACAACCTGACTAGGCATAGAGGGTTTACATTAGAGAGGGAAGGCTCCCTTTTTAGTGTGAACCCTTTTTGGGTTTATATAAATTCTTTAACAATTTAACATGGCAGAAAAAGAAAGAAATCTTCAAACCCCCGAAGAGGTAGTAGTACCACAGGCAAGTTTTGAAGTCCCTTCGGATTCATCCCCCACACCTGAGAGTGGCAAGGATGAAGCCAATAATCTCGAAAGGGCTCAGGGGCCCGATGAAGTTGAGAAGCTTCGTAGGGACTATAGTGC